GTCAGTTTGTCCATGAACGCACCGATCTCGTGTTCCAGATCAGACCTAGTGGCGCAGACTCGCTCGATTCCGTAGCTGAGCGATGAGGATCTGATCCCGCCGCCGGTGGCATCCGAGTAGTCTCGACTCTGTTTTTCCGAAATCTTCGTGTTGCCTTCATCGAAGGCGTAGCCTACGCTTACCTTCTTCGTGCAGGTGATGATGGGCTTGCGCGCGCCGATTTTGCCCCACTTGAATAGTAGAAGCGCCGGCGCGATCGGCTGCTTGTACTTCGAGATCACAATGACCTCGTAGTCCTTGGTGCCGCCGATGTGCTTCAGATAGGTCCGCGTGACCAGGATCGGGAACGGGAACTTGTCGCTCATAAGGTGTCGCCGCCTCGCTGCTTCGTCAGTCATTATTGACTATAGCGACTACGAAGCGGGACGCTCGCGGCTATGCGTAGGGATTTCGAATCCGAAATTTTACGTCTAAGAGCGTCGAATATGACTCGGCCTTCCGGAAGCTCTCGCGCACGACGACGCCCGGCACCTCATTTGGATCCATGTCTTTGGGCAGCCGGGCGATGCGAACCCGCAGACCGAGACGCTGGAGCATCTTTGCGGCGTCGAGGGCAGCGATTAGGGCGGCAGACTCGCCGTCCCACATCAGGGTTACTTCCTCGAGCCCGGCCGCCTTGAGCCGCAGGAAGCGACCGAGCTGATCGTTGCCCGATGGATCGCCGTAGGAGAGGTGCTTGCCGAACGACCCGACGCACACGACACTGCGAAGATCGACCTCTTCGTCGAAGGCCATTTTGGTGGCGATCACGTCGAAGGCGCCCTCTCCCATGCAGACGCGCTTCACACCGACGGCGTTCTGACCGTTGAAGAGATAGCGGCCGGTGCCGGGCAGGCCCTTGGGGAAGAGGTACTTGCTCTCCGAGTTGCCGGTGATGTCGCGGCCCTGGAAGGTGACGAACTCGCCGTCGAGATCGTAGACGGGGATGATAACCCGCATGTCGAACTTCTGGCCGCCTTTGGAGCCGTCTTCCTTCTTGAAGTTCCACCAGCCGGTCTCACAGAAGCGCAGATGGAAATGCTTGGCCATTTCGACCGTGCAGCCGCGCTCCTCGAGATAGAGCAGGTTCTGACCGTCAGACGTCGGCAGCTCGAACGAGTTCGGGAATTCCGCCTTCTCGTTCTCGACCGCCGCGGTCGTTAGGCGGCGCGGGCGCCAGCCCTGCTCACGTAGCGCGGTGCGCGCGTGTTCGAATGTCTCCCGCCAGGAGCCGCCGAGGTGTTCGTGAATGAATTTGAGCTTGTTGAAGCCCTCGCCGCAGGAGAAGCAGTTGCCAATGCCGGTGTCGGCATTCAAATATATTTTCCAACGGCGCTTTCCACACGTTGGGCATTCGTGCAGTTGAAGCTGGCGGCCGCTGCGCCCGTGAACTGACTTAAAGGCGATGCCTTCGTTCTCGAGATAGGTCTCCAGATCGAGAACCTCCGTGATCTCGTCAGCGTCGTCTTTCACTGGTGAAACTCGAGGAAAGCCAGGCGCTTCTGCCGATCCAGCTTACGCTCAACGGCGTCGAGATAGTCGTCGACCTCGGGTGAAACGACGGTGGCGGGGACTGCTCGCATGGACCGGCGCCAATTGCGCGGCTCGAACCGAAGCTCGGTCTCTTTGTCGCCGACCTCGATCGCCAGTTGAATCGCGTGTGTTGCGATCAATGGGGCAACTCCTTCCCGATAACTCCTTTGAGAAATTGCATTTTTGATCTGTCAGATTTTATTCTAAGGATGAAGCCGTCCTCGCTGTTTCGCGCGGCCGCAAAGAACAGGCGACACTCGCCGGCTAGGCGCTCAGGCTCGGTCGAGTTGATGGAGATGACAACGTCGGCGGTGCGAATCTTGTTCAGATCCTCGGCGACGTCGGTCATCCTGGCGACGGACGCCTTGGCGCCTTCGCGGTTGGTCTGCGTAGCAGTGAGAACGGCGGCGTTGTAGTCGAAGGCGATCGCGCGCAGATCGATGAAGATCGTCCGGAGATTCTCGCGCTCGACGTCTGAGCGGTTCTCCGGAGCCATGATGTCGCCGTAGTCGGTGATGATCAGGTCGAAGATGATGCCGCGGGCTCGGTGGCGATCCAGAACGCGCCGAACTTCCGAGCATTTGAGCGAGCCGGAGGCATACTCCTCGATGATATATTGCCCTGCCCGCTTCTGCGCGGCTTCGACCGCCTCCTGCACCTTGAACGGGTTCGTGCCGACCAGCTTGATCAGCATGTCGGAGACGCTGGCGTCGACGCGATCGGCGATGATCTTGGCGCCCACCTCGCACGAGAAATAGATGACGTTCTTGCCGCCCAGCGCCGCCTGTTTGCCGAAGTCGCCAAGCGACATCGACTTACCGCCCTTGGGCGGCCCCATCATCACCGAGAGCTCTTTGCGGCCCCAGCCGTGGTGGTAGAGAAGCTTATCGAACTCCTCAATCCCGGTCGGGATGCCGTCGCGCACGCGAACACCAGACAGAAGGTCTTTGCGTTCGGTAGTGCGGTGCTCGATCTCGGCCCAATAGTCGTAGCTGTTGCCCTCCTGCCCGGCGCCGACCATCAGCGCCTCGGACATGAGCTTCTGAATCTTGCCGTATTCCTTTTTGCTGACCAGCTCGGCCGAGGTGAGAATCGCCTTCTCGACCGCGCGATTGCGGGCGAAGTCGGAGATCTCCGCGATGACCATTTCGCGGTCGCCGATCGGCGTGACGACCAGCTTCTTGAGCTGAATGACAACCTCCGGCAGAAGGTCGGAGCGAATCTTCTTGGCTTCGAATGCGCGCTTGACGACGTGCGCGAGCGCCGAGCCGGGCGCCTCCTTGAAGCGAGTGAAGTGGTCCAAGCCGACCGCGACCAACGAAGCGTTGATTTCGCTGTCGAAATACTCGGGCTTGATCAGACCGTAGGTTCGAACCGCAAACGAAGTGTCGCGCAGAAGCAGCGCGACGATCTTCGATTGGATGCTCTCGCCGAAGTCGTAGCCCGGCTCCGAGGGGTCTTCCTCGGGTGCGATAGCTGTCGCCGCGGTCACGGTCATTCCTTCGCGAGCGTGAAGCTCTCCAGAGTGTGCTTGAAAACAATCAGCGTTGATTGATCTTCGAAGACAAGCTTAAGGGCGTACTTGTCCGCCTCAAGAAGGAGTGCGGTTATCATGCCGCCGTCGTTGCCAGCGACAGTGATCATCTTGCCCCTCATGGAGGCCAGCTCGTCGTCGTGCGACCAGCTCTTTGGCTTCGGCATCGACGCCTTACGTCTTAAGCGATCGGCGGAAAAAGTCTCACGGGCCTTGTAAACCTGCGGGGCGTTGCTCATCCGTAACTCTCTGTTTCGTGTGATGAATTTATAGCAGACGCAAAGCGGCTTACGTTAGGCCGCCTCGAGAATTCTTTGCGAGACCTCGTGGCCGAACCGGGCCTCGATCTTGGCGATCGGGAGAAGATCACCGTCAAACATGCCCTTGAGAGACATGAAGGAGTTGCTTCGCTTGGTCGCCTGGTTCATCAGCCACTCGTGGTGGTCGTCCTGCGCCGGCGTGCCGACGTAGTGCTGAACCCGGAAGCTGTAGTGGTCGCCAACGTGCAGAAAGCCCTGCTGATGATCCTCCCATTTTTTCTGGACGAACTCACAGACCTCGCCGGAGTAGAGCTGGGCGGGCCGCGGCAGATGCGGGCGCTTCCAGAATCGAAGGCACGCCTCCATCGCGAAGTCGATGTAGAGATCGTAAGGGATTCCCATCGCGTCGGCGTGTTGCCGGCCGCGCCAGATCGCTGAGATCAGCGCCTGCGGGCATTCGAACAGATCGTCCCTCTTGAGTGGTCGAACGGCTTCGGCGCCTCTGTAGTCGATCGTCTTACGAAAGAAGCGCCGATAGACCTTCTTGAACTCGTGGGCATAGAGATAGGTCGCCTTGACGGGGTTGAGATAGCGATAGTCGAACCACTTCGAGGTGAAGAGGTCGCACTCGTAATCGCGCCAGTCCTTTCGGACAAACCGAAACATGGCCTCGTCGCACTCCTCGTCCGACAGCGCCATGCCGATGATTTCTTCATTGCTTGCTGCGTCGCTCATGTCATTGATTATAGCGCGCAGAGCGACGGTCAGACGCTGAGAATGCGCTTTAATCCGTCGAACGCCTCGCTCGGCGCGGCGTCGTCGTCTTCATAAGCGAGCACAATCGTCTTGCACACCCCTGACCGAACAATATCGTCGGTTGTGAAATGAACATGACCGAATTGATGCTTGTTGGCGAAGCGACGAACGGCGTCGGCCAGGCCCGAGCTGCCGTCAATGTCCTTCTGCTTCATGTCGCCGTTGATGACGACCTTGCAGTGCTGACCGACGCGGGTCAGGAACATCTTCATCTGAACCGGCGTGGAGTTCTGCGCCTCGTCGAAAATGACGAACGCGTTTTTGAGGGACGCGCCGCGGAGAAACGCGAGCGGCCGCGCCTCAATGACGCCGGACTTCAAGAGATATTCTAGGTGGCCGCTGCCGAGGCACTCTTCGAGAGCGTCGCGAACCGGGCGCAGATATGGCTCAAACTTCTCGTCAAGCTCACCGGGCAAAAAGCCCATCGACTCGCCGGCCTCGACCATCGGCCGAGTGACGATCAGCTTTTCGATCCGATCTTCCTTCAGCTCTTGCGCGGCGAGCGTCACGGCGTAAAACGTCTTGCCTGTGCCGGCCGGGCCAGTACCGAAGGTGATGATATTGGATCGAATTGATTGATCGTATAGACGTTGATTGTCCGTGAGCGGCTTAAGAATAGTGCGGGTTGGTTTGACGAGTTCCCGAAGCTGTTCTTCCTTTACGACGGCCAGAAGATTGTCATTGTTGCGTCGTTTACTTCCGCGTCTCTCGGCTCTATTGCCGGCGCGCGATCGGGAAGAACCCATTACAGTGCCTCGTTCGAAAGGTAGGGGTCTCTTTATTCCAAAAGCTTAGAGCATAAATCAGGAATGATCTACTCTTGTTTTTGAAAAATTCCTCCCGCTTACATTTCGTACCAGCCCTTCCCCCACAGCAGCAGCAGACGCTCAAAGTACGCCTCGTATTTGGCGCCGATGACGGCGTGCGAATAGCGATCGATGACGTGGTTCTGAATTTTGAGCGGCGTTAGCGATCGAGCTTTGATCGCCGCGTCGCAGAATTCCTTGAACGTGCGGCAGCGAAAGCCGGTGACGCCGTCGATAACGGTCTCGGTGAACGCGCCCCAGTCGCTGGTGATGACTGGCGTGCCGCAGGCCATCGCTTCGATCGCGACGTTGCCGAAGGGCTCGATATAGATCGTAGGAACGAACACGGCCGTCGCCTCACTCATGAGCTTGCCGCGCTCTTCCGGGCCGACGACACCGACGTATTCGACTTCGGGCGACCAGACGAGACCGGCCTCTTTGGCGCCAGGGCCTGCAATCACGAGTCGCTTGCCGAGCCTCTGGCAGACCTCGATCGCGATCTTGTAGCCCTTGCGATCGATCAGCCGGCCGACGAAGAGGTAGTAGTCCTTCTTCTTGCGAGTCGCCGCAGATCCCAGAGGAAACATGGCCGGATCGAGATAGCCGGGAATGACGGCCTCGAACCATTCGCCGTTGGCGTTCTGCGGATTGCCGTGCGTCGCGGCGCCGTAGCAGGTGTGCATCCAGGCGTAGCTCTCCCACACCCGATATTTCGAGAACGTCCCGCCGTAGCCAATGCCAAACTCGACGGTCATGAACTCGGGGAAAGCGTCGGCGATCGCCTTGTGCGGGTAGCCGCCGATCACGCAGATGAAGTCCTTGGGGAGCGCACGCCTACGAATCTCGGTGATCGCGTTGGCGTTAAAGAGACGCCAATGAGCGTCGTTGGGGTCGAAGCTGGCGCTGACGTAGTGCTTGTCGCCGACTGCGGCCGCTCGAACGATTTCCGAGATACAGGGGATGTGTTCGGTGCAGGGCGCCTCGTTCTGTTCGCCGGCGTAGAGAAAGACCTCATGACCGCGCGCCATCATCATCTTGCAGAAGCCGATGACCTTCGCCGTGTAGGCGCAGGTTGAAAACTCGGCGACCGTGTTCGTGTGGGGTAAACTGACAACGTGGAAGCGCATGTCCCTGCCCTGAATCAATCATCACTGACTGATGTTATAGCGCACAGAGAGCCCCGTGTAGAGCGATCAGTAGTTGGCCACAAGCGCGAGCACGGCGGCTGAGCACGCCGGCCAGTGCGAGTCATCGGCATAGGTCGCGTCGGCAGCGGTGATGAGCGCTCGGCACGCGGCGACCGTCGAGGCGATCCACCCGACGGCAGTCTGATACGTAGTCATGTCGGCGGCACTGAGAAGCCCCGCCGCCGCGTTTCCGATCATGTTCTGCTGAGTAGTTGCGGAAGCGACGGCGTAGATGCGCCGAGAGCATTCGGCATTGATGGTGTTGGCGAGAACGTTGGGGTCGAACTGCTGTCCATAGACGACCGTCTTGATAGTCTGCGTGCCATCGAACGTGATGGTCACACCCGTCGGTGTGTACCAGGGCGCGGGTGGTGCATCGACGAGCTGGCGCAGCACCAGCTTGCTGCCATCGGCCAACACCTGACCGAGCGCGGCGCAGTGAACGAAGTCGCCGTTCGAGAGCTTGATGACGTCGGGGATGCTGGGGAATTGACCCGCTGTATCGCCGAAGAACTGTAGCTCTTTGCCCGTGGCGTCGACGAGCGAGTAGCCAATCTGTTGCATGTCACATCCCAAGCATTGCTAGGTTGAAGCCGAAAGTCGCGCTAATGTAGAAGGTGTAGCGGACCATGCCCGCCGCGCCGGTGCCGCCCGATCCCGACGCCCAGTTGCCGCCACCCCCGCCGCTAGGGGCCGCCCCGGCGTTCGACGACGTCCCAGCGTTGCCGCCTGCACCGCCATCTGGAGGGCCGCCCGCACCACCTGTACCAGTGGGAGACGCTGCACCGGCTGTGCCAGCTCCAGTTGGGCCGCCGCCGCCGCCACCCCCGCCGCCGGGACTGACCTGGCTGGAGTTTCCACCACCATTGCCTCCATTTTTCCCTGTAGCCCCTGTTGGCCCATAAGTGCCACCCGTACCACCGACCGTATTGGTGATGGCGTCTCCGCCCGTACCACCCGTTGCATAGAGGCCATTGGCAATTGAAGTTGGCTGCGAGGTAGCTGAGATATTCAGCCACGAATTTGTTCCGGTCGCGCCAACGTTGATCGATCCAGCGGTCGTGGCGCCGACAGACCAATGAAGCGTACTTCCTGATGTAAAGGAGAGCAGGAGCAGGCCGGCATAACCACCACCAGCGCCACCCGATCCCGCCTTATTGTGGCCACCGCCTGCCCCGCCGCCAGCGTAAGCTTCAAGCCCGACGGCATATGTGCTGGCCGGGGCGCTTGCGCTGCCCGCGCCGGTCGCCGTGACGGTCGTCGAGAACTCGTAGGTGACGTCGCCGCCGATGCCTGGCGCCCAGCAGGGCGTCGGCAGATCCCACAAGCTCGGCTGCAACGGCAGCGTGCCAGAGCCAAGCGCCTTGAGGAAGCGCTCCGACTGCGCGCGCGTTCGAAAGAAGCCGATCCACGCAGCGTTCCCGTCAGGGCGACGCGCGATCAGGTAGCGCTGCGGACGAGCAACGCCGTCGAGCGGGCGGGCCACGCGCTCCGAGCGCGCGATCGCCGTCCCTAGCGTTTCAAGCGCGCGCGCGGCAAGAAGACCAGGCGGTGGCTTGAAGCTGGGATTGTAGTGAGCCAGCATCATTGCAGCGCGTAGATGCTGTAGGTCGACACACCGTTGATGCGTCGGATGAAGAGGATGAACTTGCTACCGCTCGTCGTCGTCAGCGGGCTGCCGATCGACGAACCAACTGTGTAGCCAGAGAACGTGATCGAGCCGGCGGATGCCCCATTGGTGACGAGGATGTCGATCTCGCAGTCAGACGCCGGCGCCGCCAATGTGAAGGCGCCGTTGTTCGTCAGATACTGCACGTTGCCGAGCGCCGGGTTTGGCGTCGTGGTGCCGCTCGAGACGGTGCCAAGGTTGTTTGGCGCGAGCGAGAAGCCGACGCCGATCGTCGCCGTCGCTGAGAAGTTCGGTCCCGATGCGCCGGTGGCGCCGGTCGGGCCGATTGCACCCGTGGCGCCTGACGCTCCTGATGCTCCGACGCCCGTTGGGCCGGTGGCTCCAACAGCGCCGGTAGCTCCCGTCACGCCGACGCCGGTCGGTCCGACAGGACCCGTCACACCGATAGGTCCAGTAACGCCTACGGGGCCGGTGGCCCCCGTCACGCCCGCTCCGGTGGCTCCAACAGGGCCGGTAGCTCCAACAGGGCCGGTGAAGCTCGCGCCAGTGACACCAATCGGACCAGTGACACCGATCGGACCAGTGACACCAATCGGACCAGTGACACCGATCGGACCAGTGACACCAATCGGACCAGTGACACCGATCGGACCAGTCGCGCCGGTCGCTCCGACTTGGGCGATCAACGTCCAGTAGGTGCTCCAGCTTGCGCCAATTCCAGGCTCGGTCGTCGAGCCGGAGGTGTTTCCGAGCTTGCAATAATAGCTTGCGCCACCATCCGAGACTGCGTCGTTGATCGCGTAGACGGTGGCCGTAACCCAAGCGCCACGCCAATTGATCGCAGGACCCGTGACGCCGGTCGGTCCGATCGCGCCGGTGACTCCTACGGGACCAGTGACGCCGGCGGGGCCGGTTGCCCCTGTAACGCCCGCGCCGGTCGCCCCAACGGGACCAGTTGCGCCAGTGACACCTGCCCCGGTCGCCCCGACGGAGCCTGTCACGCCTACGGGACCAGTGACGCCGGCCGGGCCGGTAGAGCCGGTTGGACCAGTGGCGCCCCGCTGCGCGATCAGCGTCCAATAGGTCGTCCAGGTTCCACCGACACCGGGCTCAGTGCCCGATGCAGACGTGTGCGCCGACGTGCAGATATAGCTCGAGCCGGAATCCGCGACGGCGTCGTAAACGGCGTAGGCGGTGCTCAGCGCCCAAGCGGAGCGCCAGGTGGTTGAGCCGCCCGCGGGACCGGTTGCTCCGGTCGCTCCGGTTGCTCCACTTACGCCGGAGTCGCCAACCTGAGCGAGCAGACTCCACTTCGCCGTCCAAGCCGACCCAAGGCCGGGCTCGTTGAGGGCGGCGCTCGACGTGTGTGCGGTCGTACAAATGTAGCTGGAGCCGGAATCCGCGACGGCGTCATTGACGACGTACGCCGTTGCGTCGGCCCACGCTTGACGCCAGTTCGTGGAGCCGCCCGCGGGGCCGGTCGACCCAGAGGGGCCACTGGCGCCGGTCGGACCGGTTGATCCCGTCACACCGGCGGGGCCGGTCGGGCCAGTGG